GATGATGGCAATCTACCGATATGCAACAATTGGGTAGAGAATCAGATGCGTCCCTGGGCGTTGGGGCGCAAGAACTGGCTGTTTGCAGGTTCGCTGCGCAGTGGTCAGCGAGCGGCAAACATCATGACTTTAATCCAGTCAGCAAAGCTGAATGGGCTGGATCCGTATGCCTATTTAAGTGATGTGCTGAAAAGGTTACCGACACATAAAGTGACCCAGATTTAAGAGTTACTGCCGCACTGCTGGAAACCTAAATCGAATTAAAAAATAGGTATGGGATTCAGCGGACGCTTACGATCTTACTAACTATTTGAACAATCAAAAAGATAGTGGGCCTCAAGTTGTGGTTTACAACAACAGTAAAGCAAATGTTGAAACGAATGTTGGTGATGACGGGAAGGTGTATGTGACTATTGATGATGTATACAACCCAAACAGCAAGTACAGCCAAGCAATGCAGGAAAGTTTCAATATCTCAAGAAACAGGGGGTAAAAATTGGATAAGTTCATGCTCTGCCCGTTGTTAAAGGGGTATGACTTTACACCGGGCAGCAATTTGCGAGAGCAAGAAACAGAAGGGGGACCTCCAAGACAGGTCCCTTTTTTTGTAGGAGCTTGGCACACGGTAAACGTTTCTATCTCTCTAAATAACGAGGATGAAAAGGAGTACTTCTGGGCTTTTTGGCGTGACAAGCAGTACAAACCTAGTAACTGGCTTTGGAGGCTAGCATTAGACAATGCAAGGCTAGAGGAATGCGAGTGCAGGTTTGTTGCAGATTCGCGTCCAAAAGAAGTAGAGCGAGATGGAAAAATCCTTCAACTCAGTTTTCAGCTAAGAATCAAGCCTATTCACCGTGATCATGAAAATGACAGGGACATTATTGAGGCTTGGCAAAATGGAGGCCTGGCAGTTATAGGCACAATTGAAAAAGTACCAAATGAATGGTTCCCGAACGCTACAGGAGTTTAGTGATGATTATTACTGATGAAATGCTAGCAGTTTTAGACCAGTCCTCCGGTCCAGTCGGCTTGCTTGAATGTATCGAAGTATCGCACCCCAGTTGGCCTCGTGTACTTCGATATATCGTGAATGGTAGTGATCCGATGGATCTAACACATGAGGATGGGCAGACTTTTACCTATTCTTTTGCTCCTCTCAATATTACACGGAGTAATGAAGAGGAGAATCTGGATCAGAAAATTACGGCAGCTATCGGTGATGTAGGATCTGAAATCCCCGACTTGGTTGATCTTGTTTTAAAAGACTCGGTTCGAATACCACCTATATTGAATTATAGAGCATATGTTATCGGCAAATATGACCTGCCGTGTACATATGCTAAAGGGCTTGAAGTTATTGTAATTACAAGGGATTGGAAAGGCACTAGCTTTGAGGCGCAAGCTCCCGGTTTGAATGATTCAGGAAATGGGGAAATTTATTCGGCAAGTACAGATCCTAGTTTAGAGGGATTTTACTCATGAATATTCGTCAGCTTTTTTATTGTGTCTATGATCCAGAAAATTTCCATTGCGTGCATTTCGTCATCTTGGCCGCAAAGGTCATCTTTGAGAAAGATTACACGCCGTGTTTCTTGGGTTTAACTGGACCATTACAGGAATCAATAAAAACATCACGTAATACAGTTCACAGAAACAAGCACATCAAAAAGCCGAAAGACGGCTGCATTGTCTTAATGACTTATCTAGATCAAAGCTCCCACGTGGGGCTTTTTTTTCAGGGTCGAATTTTTCATTTGATCGAACGCGGGCCGCAGAGAATCACTGTAGAGCAGGCGAATAGTATTTTTAGTCGGATTCGATATTATGAGCCAAATTTATCTTTACCAGAACTCTCTCAACAAGAACGAAGTTGATGTAATCGATACAGATAACATTCTGTTTGAATTTCTTAAAGTAAAAAAACAATTTCCTCAAGCAAAAATTTATCTCGGTAATCCTTGCCCGGAAAATGACATAACACCATCAATAAAAGATAAGGCATCAATTGCGCGCTTAACCGAAATTGCAGATGACTGCAGTATTGTTTGTCATCCGGGTGAATTAAGCTCATTTGTGACATGGGTTGCAACAAAGATTCTGGGTTCTGCTGTTTCTGCTTTGGTTAAAGTTCCCAAGCCAAACATGAGCAATAACGGCTCAATGTCCGGTTCAAGCAACAACAACTTATCAGATCCAGAAAACCGCCAACGGTTAAAACAACGCATTCCTTTCATTTTGGGTCGTGTCAAGGCTATTCCAGATCTTTTTGCCCCAGTCATCAAATACTTTAAAGATGGGGTTGAAGTTGAAGAATCATTGATGTGTATTTGTGAAAACCCGGTGCAAGTTTCTAACTTTAAGTCAGGCGATACACCAATACAAGAGATACCCGGCACAAGCCTTTCAGCCTATGGACACAATCAATCCCTAATAGGTAATGAAACGATTTATAAGTGGGGTGATACTTTTGACCAACCGCCTGTCATTGCCCGTCAAAATGCTTCAATTAACGGACAAACTCTTTTGCCGCCAAACAGCACGCGTATTGAAGCGAGTGATATTTATTTCCAATATCCAAATTTGATCAAAGCGAATGATCAAGGCACTGCTGATAAATTTAATGCGTTTGATATTAATGACTCGTTAATTATTAGTGGGGCGAATTTTGGTATTAATGACTTGGCTATTACTGGGCAAGTTGATGTAGACAATACCAATAATACATTTTCAATTGCTTCAAATCAGACCGTTGTAGACTTTCAAGATTACCGAAAAATCAATGTAACTTCTTTGCTTGTAACTGATCCTGTGAATGGGCAACTAGATCTTGCAGGTTTGTATGATATTGACACAATTACCTATGTGTCTGGTGTTTATACGATTCATTTAAAGAATCCAGTTTCAACAAACTCAAACTTTGCAAATCTTACCGAAGTTTTAACGGCTAATTTATCTGCAAACCTTACAGCTAATTCAGCAAACATTTTCTTGGATGGTAATTACGTTGTAACTGGCGTTGATATAGCCAACAAGCAAATTTCTTTAGCTACCCCAAGTGCTGTGAATGATGACTGGAACAAGCTCGCAGACTTAGCGGATCAGAAAACCAGTACCAGTACAATTAAGCTAAGAGGGAGCCAAGAAAATTATATTGGATGGTTTACGATTGAGTCAGCAAAAGCTACTGGGTTGCTACTCAACTTTCAGGCGCTTAATGGTATTTATCAGGGATCCGATGCTAAGTTTGTAGATATTTATGTTGAATATCAGCAAGTATTAAACGGAAACCCAACAGGCAATGTTTATAACCAAACAATACGCCTGAATGGTAAAGCGAATAACCGCGATAGTGTCGGTGGCTCAATGTGGATTACATTGCCATTTACTGGTGCAGTGCGCTTTCGAGCGCGCCGTACAAATGACAATGGTGACGCTGTAGATCTGTCAGATGAAACTAAGTTTTATACAGCATACGCATATCATTATTTGTCTAAGCTTGTATATGACAACCGGATTTTAATTCGTCAACGAACGCAAGCAACTCGTGCCGCAACAGCTATTGATAGTCGCATGACAAACTGTATAGCAGAAAGTTTGGTTTACTCATACCGTGATGGAGTTAAGTCGAATACTCGCATCCCTTCAAGATTTATTCCTGATCTAGTAATTGAGTTAGCTTTGCATAAGTTGATTGGCCGAAGAACATTGAATGAAGTAAATGTCGAAAAACTGTATTCAGTTTTTGATGAGGTTGTTGATTATTTCGGCTCAGAAAAGATGGCTGAGTTTAATTACACAATTGATGACGCTAATCAATCATTTGAAGAGATTCTAAGAATGTTGGCGGGCGTCTCTTGCTGTAATGATCGCCGTCTAAATCGTCAGATTTACTTTGAGCTTGAGCGGGCGGGTCGAGAGCCTTATTTATTATTCAATCATCGAAATAAAAAGGCCCGTTCTGAAGTTAGGACAATTCGAACAAAACCAGAAAACAATTATGACGGTGTGGAAATGACATACGTTGATAGTGAAGCTGGATGGATTGAAAAAACTTTGAAAATTCCTAATGACCAAATCACTAACCCGAAAAAAATTGAAGGCTATGGAATTGTTTATAAGCAGCAAGCGCATATTGTTGCGTGGCGTGCTTGGAACAAGATTCAATTTCAAGCAATTAATTGTCGTTTTTCGTGTTTTGCAGAAGGTGAGTTGGTTGGTAGTGGCGATCCAGTAGCAGTGGTTGATGATACTCGACTTGCACCAACTTTCTTTGGTGATCCTTCACAAGCGATTTTATCGGGAGAGGTGCTCGCTTGGAATGGCTTAAACATTACAGGCTCGCAGCCTTGCAAGCTATCTACCGAGCATTCATTTGTAATCCATCTACAACTCAAGAGCGGTTACATAGATATTATTCCGGTGACGCAAGGTCAAACTGATTTTGATTTTGTTCTTTCTCGCCCACCAGTTGAAGCACTGGTGACAGAAGGCGAAGTTAAAACCGTTTATTCACTCTCTACTGATGATCGGCAAGATGATGATCTATTCCTCATAACAACAAAGAGAAGGGCAGGTATTTTTGAAAATGAATTAACACTCGTAAACCTTGATGAACGTTACTATCAAAATGATAGTGACATAAAAAACAACCTAATTTAATTACCAGTCCTTTAGATCCCCGCATTTGCGGGGATTTTTTTTGGAGAAAATTTATGGCTCTAAATGCTGAAAAATTTGCAAATCTTGAGCGCGATATTGATGATACTGGAAAGGCTATTAATACCGTTGCTGTTATTGAGCCTCGATATGGAGAGCCTTTTTATTCATTACCATTGGCAGTGCAAAAAGTAATGGAGACAGGTGGATTTGAACCGTTCCAAACCGAAGCGCTATTACTGGCTAGCACGCCGACAGTTTCACCTAAAGCAGCAAAAGCTATGGATACCAAGAAAATTTGGTATTGGGGAAAATATGAAGGGGAAAATGTTGATGCTTGGCATGACACTGGGTTAAGTGAGCTAGATCAGGCAAGAATATATACAGATGAACAATTTAATTTAGCAGTACAAAAATCAGTATTTGAAACTTTATCGCAGTTATTCGGATTAGCTAAATCTGATGATGAGAAGATCAAATCTCTTTTTACTGATGCAGCGGGGAACGTTGTAATTGGTTATGACTTAGAAAAAGATACAGGCATTTATGCTGGAATGCTTGAGCAAGTTGTAGAAATTGTACCGGGATTAAAAATTTACAATGATGGTAGATATTTGGGTCTACTAGGTGATTCTGAAAGACGAATCTTAATCGGTTATGACATGCTTAATGACTTGCCCATCATTGCGGGCCTTGATGAGTTGATCAATGGTGCGGGCGGCACAAATACAAAACCTGTTCCAGCCGAAAGAAACCATATAGTTGGATACGGACAGTCTTTAAAAACAGGTGCTACCGCAACAGTTATTCTAAGTATTCTTCAGCCTTATTTTAATGTGACATTCGGTACGGGTCCGCGTATGGACTCTGCTGCAACTTCGGTCATTCCATTGGTTGAGCAATTTAATAATCCAAGTTCAGACGGCTACAGCAATCGCGGTGAGACTTGTTGTTCTGGTGCTGCAAATTATGCAAGCCGTGCAATGATGCTTGAAAACGGTATTGATCCGAAAGATCATGTGATTTTTGCAAGCACTGCTGCACATGGTGGGTATCGTATAGATCAGTTAAAAAAAAGGGTCTGAATGGTATAGCTTTTTGATTAAGCATATAACTGAAGCAAAACGGTTGAGTGGAGATAAGACTTACAAAACGCAAGTTATTGATTGGGGGCAGGGTGAAAATGACGCCATTTATACTGTTCGAACCCCCTATGCGGTTTATAAGTCTGAACTTGCACAGCTGCAGTTAGATGTAAGCAGTGATATTAAAGAAATCACCGGGCAATCTGAAACAGCACCATTTATTACTTACCAGATGTCATATGCTGCCCGCACATGGCCTGATATTGCAAAAGCTCAATTAGATTTAGTTCGAGAAAGCCCGTATTTTATGCTTTCAACACCTATGTATCACATGCCATATGCAGAAGACAGCATTCATTTAACAAATGTTGGTTACAAGTGGCTTGGTGCTTATGTTGGTCGAGCTTATAAGCAATATATGATTGATGGGCGAAAATCAGATTTCATCAACCCGAAAGTAGCTCAACTTGTAGGTGATGAAATACACATTCATTTTGATGTGCCGAAAGCGCCACTTGTGCTTGATACGGCAACTTTGGCTGCTACTACAGACAACGGCTTTAAGGTTTTAGTAAATGATACTGCGGCAACGATTTCCGGCATTAGCGCAGAAAATGACAAAGTTATTATCAAACTGTCTAGCCCACCTGCAACAGGTGCATCGGTAATTGTTAGATACGCCCTAGATTACCTAGGTGCTGGATTATCAATAGATGGCGGTGCTTCCGGCAATCTCCGTGATTCAACAACAGATTCAATTGAAATTGCAGGTGTAGAAAGACCGCTATATCACGTATGCCCGCATTTTGAATTAACTGCATTTACAGATAAAGGAATTTAAAAATGACTCAATTATTTTTTCAAGCGAAGAACTTTGTAAGTAAGAGATCTTTACCTAAATTATCAAATGTTGATGATTTGCTGCCAAATCTTGAGTATGAAGCGTATGGGCATTGGGTTTTTGAAAACACATCGGCTTCATTGACGGATAAAGTGAATAATAGACTTTTAGCATTGCAAAGTGGTGCTACAGTGCAACCCATTTACTCTGAATCGGGAGTAACAATCTCAACTGCCGTAGGTAATGCTCTTGTAAGTGATTTAATTGATACATCAGCACAAAGTGTAACGCTTACAGCAGTTGTGAAATGCAATAACACCCAATTAGCTATTTTATTAGGAAACTTAGTACCCAGCAATTCTACAACGAGTAGTGGTTTAGCGGGCTTTGCTTCGGCCGGGAAGGGATACTTGACAGTTAAGTCAACCGCTGCTGCTGGTTCGGGGGGAATTTCGTCATTAACACCAGCATCTAGGCATAATCAAACATCAAACTTTTTTATTGCTGTTAGCGTAGATAAAGCAACTAAAAAAGGAATTATTTACGTTCAACAAAATTCGGCAGAATTAACAAACGAAGCAGTTTATACAGCTCCTGTTTACGAAAGTGCACTGAATAAGTTTGCTTTTGGCAATAATGCATACACGGGATCAAATGCCCCGGCAAATACAGCAACTTTTGCAGAAGGGGTTATCTTTGATAAAGCTTTAACTTTAGATGAAATTAAAGCTGTGGCTACCCGATCCAAAGATAGAATGAAAAACCGTGGAATTACCTTTTAACGAGCCCCTTAATTGGGGCTTTTATTACCCATGTCTGGAGAAATAAAATGTCTGAAACTCAGTCTGCATTCGGGGTTGGTGCAGCAACAATAACGCAAAAAGTAACAGCAACTACTGGGGTGGGGTCATTTATCGGCTTTATAGCAAAAATCGATGTAATTGCATGGGGTGGTTTGGTAATTGCTGCACTTGGTTTGGCTGTACAGCTTTATTTCGCTTGGGCGCGTAATCGCCGTGAGAAGGTGGAGCATAAGCTGCGAAAGGCAGAGTACGAGCTACGTATTAAAAAGTTAAAAGGTGACTGTAATGTCAAACAAGACTAAATATATTGCAGCAGTCTTAGCAGCTTCGGCTGCTTTTTTTGTGGGCGTAAAAAACGATGAAGGGTTTACATCAAAGCCAGTAATTCCCGTTAAAGGGGATCGGCCAACACAGGGCCATGGTTCTACATTTAAACCCGATGGCTCACCAGTAAAAATGACAGATCCACCAATTACATGCGCGACTGCAGATAAATGGTTGCGTAATGATGTCGCAAAACGTGAAGTAGCATTTAAAGATTCATTGAAGGGCGTAAAATTATCACAAACTGAATATGACCTTTACTTGGATTTTTCATATCAGTACGGGGTACCAACATTCGCAAAATCATCAATGCTTAAACACTTGAAAGCTGGTCAATATAAAGCGGCTTGCGACTCATTACTTAAATATAAGTACGTTGCAAAGCGCGATTGCTCTATTCGTAAAAATGGATGCTATGGCGTCTGGACTAGACAGCTTGAAAGACATGCTAAATGTATAGGAGCGCAGTGATGTGGATTGTATTTGCTGCTAAATATTGGCGAGAAATCATTATTGTGTTTCTCGCTTTTTTATTGGCCATATCTTTAGCCGTACTCAATTACAAAACTGGTCAGCTAAAAGAAGCTGAACAAAAGTGTCAATCTCAGATCCAAGAGATTGAGCGCAAGAATTTGAAAGCTCTTGCAGAAAAGCAAAATCAGATCAATAAAGTGAGCGCAGACTATGAGCAAGTCAAAGCAGAGCAAAACACTAAAGTCGAATATATTGAGCGTGAAGTGCAAAAGATCGTGGAGCGTCCTGTTTATAAGTCTAGCTGTATTGATGATGACGGGGTGCAGCAAATCAACGATCTTATCAAAGCCGGTAATACCAGCTAACTTAACGCAGCCATGCCCAAATTTGAATGAATTGGCGGGAACAACGGGCAAAGATTTAATGATCTGGTCAGTTGATACAGTTGCAAAATATAATGATTGCAAAGCAAGACACGGTGCGATTGTGAAGGCTCTTGAGTAATGACTTTTTAGTGTGCAATTATTTGCTCAATAATCTGGATAATTGCACATTATGAGCAAAATTATTCTCATCTCTTTTTCTCTCGAGGTTTTATCATGCAGCAATTAATGATTATGGTCACAGAAGTTGGAAAGCTTGAGCACACATGTAATTTGCTTGCTGAGGTAAACAAAGGCGGTAAAGTCATAAAGGTTTTCGACTACAACGGTAATCAATTACCAATCAACATTGATGGAACCGTGACATTTAATAGACGCCGTTGGGAACTTCCCATTAAAGTAGATTTAAAATAA